GCAGCTGTAGTATTAGCAGCTAACAATCTACGAACTTGGAAAGTAGTTCCAAAGCTAGTAGCCTCTACCTTAATTGTAGCAGCAGTTGGGTTAGAAGCTGTTAATCCATAAGGAATACCTGAGATAACAAGTGCTTTTTTTAAAGCTGTAGCAATAGAACCTAAAGTTTCAGTTACTCCTTCAACATACTCTACACTAATAAGTTGATCTCCAAATCCATAATCTTCGTTAGGAGAATTGATCATATCACTATAATCTGCACCTGTTGCTCTTCTAACAAAAACAATTTCATGAATAGTACCTACACCTCCAACCCCGGCAACTGTTAATGTTTGTGCCCATTTAGTTCTTGCTGCAGACGGAGTATAAATTTGTCTAACTCCCTTCATTTCGAAGATATTACTCATTAAAGGATAAGTTGCTACCCCTTTACCTTGTACTACTTCAATACGATCGTTTGCTGTAAGTGCCACAGTAGTAGCACTAAAATCACTTGTTCCTAAATCCCAGATTCCTGTGATTCCTGATGCTGCATCTACAATATTACCTGTAGCTACATGTAACTCATCATTTGATATAAAATTTAATCTTGACATTTTTTTATTTTTTAATTATTGTCATTCTAGTTATTCAGATCTTTGCACTTCACCAAGATTGGTTCTGTATCGAGGGTCTGATATGGCCTCTAATAAACTATTAACAGTCATGTCTACAATTTCCTGATGAGTATGATCTGGAAGATCACAATCTACAGTAGTTGCAGAAACACTGTCTACAGTATTTGGTATTCGTATGTAAGTAATTTTAACAGTACTCACTACAAATTTATTATCTGTATATATATCTATCTTATCATCTATCATAGTATATATAGGGTTCTTATAAGATGTGTTATTAAAAGGATCGTCTAATATAGTATAAATATCATCTAACTGCACATATTTAGCTACTGACATTGTATTTGTATGCTCATTATTAATAACAATAGGAAGTGAACTAGAATCTACGCCTGCTTCCCCTATAACTCTATAACTCAAAAAACCTCCTCCGTCTGGTTCAAATGTAGTTATAATAGGTTTACATTTATTATAGGACACTAAACATCTTACATTTATTAAGTGTAAATACTCTTCTGTAAATAAACCTGCAACAGGTAGAGTATAAGTATCTATATGATGTGTATTAGAGATCTGCCCTTTATAAACAGTATTATCTGAATGCTCTGTTACTAGAGTTCTTAGATCATCTATTCTTTTTTGAGACCCTTCAAACCCAGTTCTATATTTATTACCAAATTTATTTAATCTGTGCTCAATAAATCTTTGTATATTTTTATTAAGCTCAAGATCCAATTCTTGAGGTAAAAATGAATCAACCTGGTTACTTGCAATTTTTTGCAAGCCCAGGTTTATCATTATATGCATATCAGTTATAGTCATTTATTAAATAATTGCTTCTTTAAGTTTAGCTCTTAAAATAGTTAAAGTTCCAGAGTTCTTCTTGTTTTTTAAATATACAACTGTATCTTCCATCGTTTCACCGATTACTTCATCAAGGAATACTACTTGGTTACCTATTCTTCTTAATACACCAAATGTTACTAACTCCTCAATCTCAGATTTAACTTCTAAATTAATATCTGTTGAGATTTTGTAGAATCTTTTAGGAGACTTCTCCTTTAATTCATAAAGAGTATTTTCTTTTTGCATCCTAGTTAATCTGTCAGGATTAATATGTTCTGATAGCAATCTTAATACTCTAGTCATTTTCTTCTCATCAGCAGATACTTTTATAAACTCTTTGTCTGCATTCTTTCTAAGTTGAATTTTAATGTTCTTCTTAATAAGATCTTTATTTGAGTCATAAATATAGAATCTATTATTAGATACCATATCCTCTTTACTTAATGCAACGTGTGGATGTTTTAAAGCAAATTTATACTTTAAATAATCCTCTACATTGTGCGGTGCACCGTCCTCATTAGTAGTTACGTCTAAGGTGATCCCTTCAAATGGAACTGTCACAGACATTTCTGCCCAGAATAGTTTAGATTGTTTAGGCCAATCACTATGAGTTGGACCTACATCTAAAATACCATCTAATAATCTTTTTTCTTCTTCTCCTTCTACGCCTCTTAAAGGTTGGCGACCTACGTAAACGCTTCCTAGTTTGGTTTTAGCTGTTACGCGAACTTCTTTAGGTAAGTGACCTAAAAGTTCTTTTCTTCTTAATGTTACTTTTTTCATTTTTATGTTCTTTTTAAATTAATTAATAGGGTGGAAAGAATAACTCTCCTATATAAATCAGTATTGGAGGAGGCTAAATGCCCCCTCCCTTACCTTGGAAACTAAATAATAACCTACGATGCAACACATTGTAGATCCAACGAAGTATCAAATCGTTTAAGAATGATACCCGCAGTCTTTAGCATATGCACAGAAGCACCATCAATGTCCGAAGCTCTAGAATCTGATTGATCAAATCCTCTTGGAGCAACAGAACCAGCAACAGCCCATCTCATCATCTCACGACCTTTCTTGTTAATCATCTGTACGTTAGCTTGGCCATCGTAATTAGATTGATCAACAAAAACCATTCTGTAAGACTCCATGGAGTAACCTGTAACAGGGTGTTTTGCACGCGCTTGAGCAACTGGTCCATGATCAAACATAGGAACTTTAACAACATTCACTGTGTGACCATCGATGTGCTCATAAGATGTAAAGTAACCTGACATACCTAAAGATCTACCAGAACCTGTGATGAATCTATTTTCACCACCAATTTTCCAGTTACCTGCACCACCAGTAGAAAAGTGAGATTTTAAAGCCTCATCAAATTCTCTAGCACCACCTACACCAGTGTAAAGAGTAATTTGTTTCTGTGTAGCGTCAGTCATTCCGTAGAATAAGTCACCGATTACATTTTTAATTTTAGACTCAGTCAAAGTTGAATAAGTATCCTTATTAATAATTTGTTGTAACAAACCAGGTCCAGTGATAACAGGTTGCCCGTTTTCATCTTTCATTGCAGTTACACCATTGTTATCGTAAGTTTTCTCACCATACCAATATAATAATTCACATTCTTCTTTAAACTTAAGCATATGTTGGTACTCTTCGTAGTCCATCCAAAGCTTAGTAGTTTTTCCACCTTTAGTAGGTAAAGAAAATTCAGCTACATAATCTTTAGCGTTACCAGCAAAGTGGTAAGACTTTCTAATTGTACCAATTTTGTTACGTACTAAACCAGGAGTTGACCAGTTAGAAGCATTACCTCTAGAGAAGTCTAATCCTACGTTAGCATATAATTGAGCCCATAAAGCACCCGCTGCAACTTCTGATGCTACTAAGTTAGCTGCTGGATCTGGATCAATTAATTGTAATGTATATTCCCAGTTACTACCAACTTGGGTAGGTTGAGACATAATTCTTGCTTGTGATCCATTCTCTGAAATCAGAGTGTATGGGAAGACAAACCACTTGTCAGGAAATGATAAAGTAAATGGAGCTCCTCCTGTACCAGTACCTGTATTAGCTACAACTGGTCTAACATTAACTTCGTGAGTTTTCACTCTGTACTCATACTCATATCTATCAATAGATTTAGTATTTCCTACACCTTCGGTTAACATAGTAAGTGGGAATCTTCTGTCCTCTTTTCCTGCAAGATGTGTTATGATGGGAGACAGCTCAGCTGGCTTTTCCATCAAAGCATTTGCCAGACTGTTTGAGTCTGTCATTTGCTGATCGTTATAAAACGTTTTTAATACTTGCATTTTTATTTATTTAAGTGAGGACCCCATCTCCTCAGTTCAGGGATTATCTTTAAGACAATGATAAATCTAAATCATCTATATCAAAGTCTGATGTTCTTCTTTTTGGTTTAGACGCATTCTTTGTTTTAACTTGTTGTGTCTGTAACCTATTTTTTAAACTCTTAGCTTTAGTGGTTTTAACTTTAGTATCTACAATCTCTTTTAAGTTAAACTTATTAAACATTAAATAGTCCATAGCTAATCGTTGTTCTAGTGGAGCATTAGCTTGATCTAACATACTCTGAGTTTGCCCGTTCTTGTTAATAGGAGCAGAAATATATTTTAAAAATTGCTTTTTATTTCTACTAGGTATATTAATACCTGCTAAATCATCTGTATCATTTACAGTTTTATATACACCATCCCAAAATTCTCTTTGCTCAGACTCTTTTTGTTTATATTCTTCTTTCTGAGTAGTTAACATATCTTGTCTAGACGCTTCTTGTATAGTTGTTAAAGCTTTCTTAGCTGCTACAGATTTGTCATATAACTTACCAGAATCTGCGTAATCTTCTACCATATCTCTTATAAACTCCTCGTCGTGTCCTTTACTTTTAAAGTAATTAGAAACTAATACTTTTTGCATAGTAATATCATTTTCTTTTACTTCTACAGATCCATAATCTTGATTAGGATCATTAGCAATCATAAATTGTCTAGAATCACCTCCAGCTAATACATAATCCATATGCTGTTTAATTAAAGGGTAAGCCTCCATTACATCCTCTAAGTGTTCTTCTGCTAATTTGGATGAAACATCTTTAGTCATTTTAGCAATACCCTCTGGAGTATCATCGTACTGCTCTTCAGTTTCAAATCCTAATTCTTTAAGTACATCTCCAATTACTGTACCCTGCTCAGACTCTTCAGATTCGTCATTACCCTCTTCGTTTTCTTCAGTAGACTCTTCAGATTCATCAGAAGTATCTTCTATCTCTTTTTCAGTAGACTCTTCTTCTTCATCTACTTTTACTTTAGCATCTATATCTAATTCTGAATCTGTAGATATTTTGTCTTCTTTATCATCATCAATAGCTAGTTCAGAATTTTTTAAATCTATTTCTAGTCCATCTTGTACCATATCATCGAATGATAAATCATCGAAGGCCAGATCTTCTCCTTTTGTGTTGTCGCTCATGTTATTAATTTTAGTTATTATTTAGTTTTTTCCATTACAAAAATAAGAAAAATATGCATAGATAATACACACCTTTAATATTTATTTTTTAGCTTTAATATATACCACTTATTTATTATTTGCATATAGGTCGTACTTATGATTAGCCCCCATACTAAACTCTTTCCAGTCTATATCATAGTACTTAGATCCCATAATTACGCTGTTACTATATTCAGTACCGTTTTGTGCGTTTATCCAATCGAAGTTAGTATTGTTTATTCTCTTACCTTTTCTATCAGTACCTCTTAACATGCTCTCTATATCTTTAAAGATGTTCTGATTATGACCTAGTGCTAGTATATGTGGTATATTTTTTGAAGTAATATTTAATTCTGGGTGAGCTTTTTGCATAGCTTTTAAAAATTTATATGTAGTAGCTGTTCTTAATAAAGTTGCAGCTGCTGCAGTCTCAGGCAAAATTAAAGCATTATTAGAATTCTCCATGCCTAATTCTTTAATCATATCATCTGATAGATTGTCTAATTTTATTTGTGTTACACCCATACTTACATCATTCCCAAACTCACCTGGGTTATTTTTCTTGTACGCATAAAAATTATCAGTAGATCCTCCTCCAAGTTTATTTTTACCTTTTTCATAATAAGCATAAACTTTAGATGGAACTTCTCCATCATTGGCTTCTATAGCTTTATCATCTGCGGTACCATAGTGAGATTCCTGAAACGCCACTCCTAATGAAGTATTAGTTATTATTTGCATATCTTCATCACTAAGTCCAAAAGTAGTTTGAGTATATAAATAATTATTTTGAATACCTGCAACATATCTCACATTCTCCTCTGATGCTATTGAGCTTAAAGTACGTAAACCTTTTTTAGGATCTTGCCTAGTTTTTAATTTATAATCTATACCAGGTATATTTTTAAGAGTATATGTTTCTCTGTCATATGTGTTTCCTTCGCTATCCTTATAAGTCCCTGATAAATCGAAAGACTCATTCCAATCAGGCCTATGTATACTAGCTACCATTATATGGCCCTTTCTTTTTGCTCCTTTATTTGACTGTCTATCTAATACATTTTGCAAAGGTTCTGATTTAAATACCCCATGAACATTATGTGTTATATACATATTACCATCAGGCCCTTTAGATACAACTCCTGTATGAGTATTCCAATTACCTGCCTTAGATCCAGAAACAGCATCTTTATAACTCCCTGATCCATCGTAAAATAAATCTAGTACATCTCCTGTAGTAAATTGATCTAGAGACGGGGCTTCTGAGTCGTATATAAGATTTTTTAATTTAGAATTTAACGTTTTATTACTATTCAGTATTGAAGAAGGTTTTGACCCATCAAATACTGTAAATATAGTTTCACCCCCCGCTCCATCGTCCTCATCAGATATTTTCCATCCTAAATTCCAAGCATCTTCTTGAACTCCAAAAAGTTGTCTGAACTTAGTTCTACCCATTGTACCTTCATACCCTAACACTTTTCGTAGGTGCTCATTTAAACCTTTTGCACACCCAGTTTCAGAACATGCAGACCCTGTTGGTCTATATAATTCGGTTTCTAATATATCAGTAATATTGAATCCACTTTTTTGACTCATAATAGCTCGTTCATCGTCACCTAAAATTTCTAAACTCTGTAACTCTAAGTTAGGACTAAGACCCCCAGAAAATAAACCATTATTTTCTAAATGCTCTGTAAAATTAACCCTAGATAAATTATCTGTACTATCTATATACTCTGTAATAGATACTTTAGATTCTACCTCTTTCTTTTTATCTGCTAAATATTCATCTCTAGCTTTTTTAGTTGCGGGGCCATATTTACCGTCTGCTCCATATCCACCTAGAGTATAGCCCTCACTAAGTAAGAACTCTTGAAGTTTAGTAACTTGTGCTTTATTTTTAGTTGAGTAATTTTTAAATACTATTGATTCATCTATAGTAGAAGCTAAATTTTTGTTTTTATATGTTTCATATTCTTTTGCTCTTTCAGCTAATCTTTTATTTTTCGCCTCCTCTTTAATTTTTTCTTCTTCATCTATACGTTTAGTCTCTTCTAAATCTTCTTCAGCTTGAGTTTCAACCCTTAATTGATTATCAAGATTTAGATTTCTGTTATAGTTATTATCTTGAATAGAGGCTTCAGGTTGTAGTATATTAATTTCTATAGGATCTAATGGAATTAAAAATTCAGGTCTTCTTATAATACTCTTTGTTTTGTCATCCCATATAATAGTAGAATCCTTTTCTAATCTTTTATGTATTTGGGAATCTTCTGAAGGATCCCCAGTATAAGTAGGGAAGGTGTGTGGAGTATTACTGTTATTCTTTAATGTATTATCCTTAGATATTTGTTCTATATCTTCTTTCTTTTCTTCTATTACTGGCAGTACTGGCACATTAGGAGGAGGGTAATACATACCATCTGTATCCATAGCATCGTTATTAAATCCACCTATTTGGCTTATCTCATATTCACTTCTTAATTTTTCTTCAAAACTATTTGGCCCTGTGTGAGTGTTGTGTTCAAAATGCCCTTTAGTGTTATATCTTTTTGCATCTGCATCTTCTGGATTTTTGCTAAGCGCGCCTTTTAAATCACTAAAAACATTACCTAAACGCTGCATGCTAAAAGTTTCTTTTCTACGAAACTCTGGAATATGAGCTGTTTCTGCAATTACATCTTTCATAAAACTAAACCTTGCTTTGTCACTAGATTCTCTTTTTATTACTTGTGTTGGATATTTTTTTCCAGGATTATTTTTTCTTCTTTCATTTACTTTTTTAAGCCTGTTAATTTGTTTCTGGTCTTTTTTAAATTTACTCAAGTACAGCGTGCCAGTAAGAGGATTAGCGTGTGGTCTAAATCTGTTTTTTAAAGTGCCATCAGATTTACCAAAAATTCGCATTAAAAAGCTAGGATCGTTTTTTATACTTCTAACACCTTCGTTTTCTACCATAGTAAGAGCATCTGAATAATGCATGTCTCTTGTGTTTTTATTAGAATCCTTATTATATTTTTCTCCTACTTGTACAGTCTGTGAAATACTTCCATCAGGTAATTTAAAACTATCATACACTTGTTTTTGTGGTTTGCTTAGCTTACTATATGACTCATCTGTAAGAGCTGAGACTTCTACTTCTGGTAATAATCCTCCATTATAAATTTGTTCATCATTAAATCCGGAAGATTGCATTTTAAATATATCTGTATTATAGTAATCGTTTTCTTCCTTTTCTTTTTCTTTAACAGGAACCCTTTGAATAAGATCTGGCACACCATTACCATCTGTATCATGATCAGTAGGCATATGTACATCTTCAGTTCTGTCGTTCCACTTAGTTTTTTCTGCTTTTTTTTCTTTAGTTGTAAGATTATCCCACTTTATTTTAATAGTCTTAGTTTTATCTACTCCTTTTTCGTCTTTATATTTAACAGATCTATCAAATTTCTTTTTGTGAAATTCTCCCCAGTAATTAAAGATCTCTGATGATGTTGGAGGTGTTTTTCTACCTTTAACTAAAATATCAAAATCATCTCTAGTATCTTCTCCTGAGTATATCTGTTCTGCTAAATATATAGCATCTTGTTCATTGGCAGAGAGTTTAGTAAAATCTGTATTAGTACCATCTCCTCTATAAAGATCATATATATTTTCATAACCTTTATGTCTAGTCGTAGTTAAATCTATATCTAGTTTATCTTTGAAGAAAAGTACAGTCCTATTGATAGCAGTATTTGCAGCACCATCTTTTCCTTGCTCATATTGAAATTTACCTGTACCAACTCCATATATAGGAGTTCCGTCTTTCTTATAGTCAATAATTTGTCTTTGAGTTGGAGTATTCTTAGATTCTTGGGTTGCTATATGCTTTACAACATTATTTACATACGAAGTATCTCTACCAGAATTATGAAGATATTTCATTACATTATCTCTAGGAGGTAAGTGCCCTATACTTTGATATTTAGTAAAACCTTTTGATTGATGTTTTTCATTTTCATAAACCCTCCCATAAACTTCTGGAGGCTTTATTCCTATGGCCGATTGTGTATGATTGGCTAGGCTATTTAAAATTGACTTTTCTTTAAAGGGATTTAAATCCCATTTATCATAATATGAAATATATTTACCATCCTCATCCTCTCCTTTATCTATAGTATAGTTTCCTAAAGGTCCCCCAGAATTAATTATCATATTACCAGCTCCTGACGTAAATGAATCATACCCTTTACTTTTAAGCCGATGCCTAATAGAATTCTCAGTAAAATCAGAAGAATAGTAATCTCCTGAGACTTCGTCACCTTTCGTAGGTTTGTATTTAGACTTTTTAACAGAGTTATACTTTTGATCTTGGCCCATAAGTAGTTGTAAAAAATCTGTCCTTTCTTGAATAGATCTAGAATCTACATCTGAATTCCCCGTCCTATTATCCCATTTAGATTTTTTACCTTGTAATGCTAGCACTACTTTATCTATAGGACTTCCTAGTATTCCGGATTTCTCATCTGGATCCCCAGAATAACTAACAGGATATAAATTATCAGCTAATCTTTTTCTAATTGGAGTAGTTATCTTGTTTATATAACCAGTTGTTTGATACCCTTCATGTGCAGGAGTTTCAATAACATTCCCAGTTTTATTACCCATAGGTAAATTATCTACACCTGGAGGAACATTAGCAAACGATTGTACTAGGCTTCCATTATTATCAAATTTAGAGATATTAATATTGTAATCCATTCCTTTAGTAGTGAAACTACTAGCAGTGTTTGGGAATGTCATGGAAGTATTTGGGGGAGCACCTTTTAATCCTTGCTGCTGTTCCTCAGATGTATTAGCCGTCTGCATACTCTGCAGTGTTTTAGTATAGCTCGTCTTAGAAGCAATAGCATGCTTCAGAATATCCATTTCTTTAGACATCTATTTCTTAGGTTTATTATTTTCTTTATTCTTTTCTATGCGTTCCTTACTTTTAGTAGACTCCTTAGATATATTCTCTTGGGATGAATTAGATCTTCTATCCTCAGAATTTGACTCTCTATCTACTTCTAGCTTATCTTTTTGTATAGCTTCTTGAGAGTCTATCTTTTCTCGATCTACATCGGATCTCATAGAAGCTACCTCACGAGCTGTCTCCGCTTGAATCTCAGCAATTTGAACTTTAACATCTCTATCTTTCTGTTCGTTCTCATTAATGTTATCTAATTGTTCTTTTTGTGCTTGAAGTTTAGCTTCTTCCATTTGCTGTTGAGCTTGTTGTTGCTGCTGCTCTAACTCTTGCATTTGTTTCTCTGCTTGTTTAATTTTATCTTTAAGCTGTGTAAATGATTGTGTATCTATCATTTCTGCAACTGTAGACGCAGGGACACCATTTTGAATCATAGATTGTGCTAGACCTTCTACCTTCATTAATTTTTCTTGTTCAGATCCAGAATCCGTCATGAATACACCATACTCTGATTCCATATGAGATAAACTTTCTATATCTAAAAACTCTGTAGTACCATCAGGCATTACATACATTCCTTTCTTACCATCAACCCACGCTTCTTTAGAGTAATCTAACATAGCTTGTAAATCTCTCTGCTCTAACCTAGAGAATTTTCTAAATAGATCTTCTGTTATATGTGAAGATTGTACAATTGCTTGTTGAGAAGTAGATTTACCTTCATATGTCCCAATAGTTCCTTGTCTTTGTCTGTTAACTCCAGATATTTTTTCCCATTCCTCCATTATAGAATTTAATAATCCTAAGTACTGTTCGATAGTTTTAATAGACATATCTAAAACAGATTGATGTTGAGGTGATAACTGCACACCTTCTTTATTATAATCCACCCATGCAATACCTGTACCTTCAACCATATGCATAAACTTATCCATATCCCATTTTTTAGGGATCATGTTAATATCAAACTGTGCTACAATGTCTTTTGAACGAGCAATAGCAAGTTCTAATCTATATTTAAATATATTATAGTTTAACTGGTAAGGTATACCTAATGATACTAAAGATATATTAGCAGAATTTGTATCAGAGTATCGTCTACCATTTAATGGAAGCTTACATTTAGAAGGATTATCCATAGTACCTCTTTGATTAGGAACTGGTTGAATCTTAATATAAATATCCCCATCTATTCTAATTCCTTCCCACACTTCATTTACCCATAACCATTCTAGTTTAGCTCCGACTTCTTTAAGCTCTGCAGGCATTTTAAACCCATCTAAAACTTCTTCCTCTTCCATCTCTCCAGTATTAGGATCAATAAAAGATAAGAACCCAACTCTTTTTCTAGATTTCCAATAAACAGTCATAACTTCTATAAGACTACTTCTAAATGAATCTCCAGAAGTTCTTTCATATAATAGTAAGCTATCTTGTATATCTCTTGTAGGATTTTCTAATTGATCTACATTAGCATCTGATAAATATTCATAATAATTATCTATAATAGTTGATGCGTGAGAGCTTTTTCTATGTACAGCCCAATCACCATCTTCTACAAACTCTAAGTCTGGATCTAAATCATAATCTACATCTAAAGGATTTAAAACATCATAAAAAGGATTACTACCTCTAACTCCTCTTTCTGTATATACTTCCCCTGAAACTAAAAAATGAAACCAAGCCTTTTGCATTTTATCATACATTTCCTCTTTCTCCATGATATAATTCATAGCATGTTGTCCAAGTAATGCTCTTTGATCAACGTAAGACCTTTCGAACATCTCTAAAATTTCTTTAGGCATTTGAACTTCCTCTTCTGGATTCTGTGTCTCCATTCCTGATTGAGCCATTTTATTAATAAACTGTTGTTGCATATTCTGAAACAAAAGTTTAGATTTTTCTTGCTCTTTTATAGACACTGCATCAGCATTAACAACAGATACTGTATAGTTAAAAGGTCTTTTAGATTTTTCTCCTAATAATAAATCTATAATAGGTTTAATAATAGGATAATTACGCATCTCTGCAGGAAAATTCTTACGTGTTTTACCGTAAGGTTTTAATACTGAGTTGTAATCGGAAGAGGCTATAACTCCATTATATAGATCATATAATTTTTGTAGGTCCTCCTTCCTTGCGGAAGAGCTTATTCCAAAGCTTCCTAAACTTGATATGCCTATGTATGCTTCCACACATTCTTCTTTCCATTCCTTAGTTTTCTTAGAAATAGATAATTTTTGTCTTGGTATGTTTTTGTATGTTCCCATAATTTACAAATATACTATATTTAATTAACACTTCTACATATATCATAAATTTATATGCAGCACTTATAAATATACCACTTATTTATATAATCTATCGAACCATTCGTCGTGGCATCGGTCCTCTATTTTATCTTTAACTTCTGCATTATACAATTCTCTTGTGTGAAACATACCAATCATAAATGACATAACTCTATCAAAGTTACCTTTATGATTAAACTTAATAAGTTCCGCTAGAAAAGCAGGATCGTATATTTTATGCAAATTAAGCAATGTTTTTCCATCTTCATCTGTAGATCTTGGAGTGTTTAACCAATCTCTTATGTAAATCTCTCCTTGTCTCTTTCTTCCTTCAGTCATATGCATACCATACTGACGTTTAACTTTTTTAGACTGTAGTTCTTTCTTATCTAACATCTCAAACTCCTCTTGAAGTTTGTGCATCTTCCTATGACGTTTAGCATAAGGTATAATCTCACCTCGATCATTCTCAAACCCTATCTTACACCCATAATAATCTGCTAACATGAATAGGTTCCTATTATACTCATCTGAAGTATCTGGCCTACCAACATAAGATGCTACAATCATA